CTATTGCTATCCCACAAGATGTGCAAGAGTTGGCCCTTGGTCCTGATGCCATTATGCGCTCTGCTAACCCACAAGGTATCCGCAGAGTTCCACTAGAGCTACCACCTGGAGTCTTTACTGAGTCCGGTGTACTAGAGCGTGAACTTCGTATGGGTGCTCGCTATCCTGAATCTCGTTCAGGCAACATTGACGCATCCGTTGTTACTGGTCGTGGCGTACAAGCCTTACAAGCAGGCTTTGACACACAGATCAAGGCAGCACAAGCACAGTTTGCTAGACTCTTTACAGAACTTACATCCCTTTGCTTTGAAGCAGATGAAAAAGTATTTGGTGGTATTCCAAAGACTATCAAGGGAACCGATGACGGTACACCTTATGTACTCAAGTACACCCCATCTCGTGATATCAAGGGCGAGTATGGAGTAGATGTTCGCTACGGAATTATGTCTGGTATGGACCCTAACCGCGCCATCATTGCATTACTACAAATGCGTTCAGACAAACTTGTTTCACGCGACTATGTACGTCGTGAGATTCCAATGGACCTCAATGTAACTCAGGAGGAACAACGTGTTGATATTGAAGAGATGCGCGATTCTTTGCGTGTTGCTGTTGCACAGTATGCACAGGCGATACCGGCTCTCGCGGCGCAAGGTCAAGACCCTTCAGAAATTATCAGTCGCATCGCAACTGTTATCCAAGGGCGCCAAAAAGGACAAGCGTTAGAAAACATTATTGAAAAGGCATTTATGCCTCCAGCTCCACCAGCCGCGCCACCTATGGCACCTGGAATGGAACAACAACTTCCAGCAGCAGGTGTGGCCCCCGCTCCTGCCTCGCAGCAACCTCCACAAGAACAAGCTGGTCAGGCCCCTGCTGCTGGTCAAAAACCCGATATAGCCCAACTACTAGCTGGTATCACCGGCGCAGCATAAATGAAGGAGGTGTAATATGAATAAAGGATCACGTGCAGCAGCACCAATGTCAATGCCAGTTGAAGGCAAGAAGGATACCTCCAAGCCAGCAGGTCCAGGCAAGGTTGTACCATCAATGATGCCAGCAGGTCGTAAAGGTACAGCAGTAAAAAAGGGATAAATGTTTTTATTTGAAAGGCGTACTGGACTATGGAAGATGATGGTTATATGTCTCGTCCAGTACGTCTTTTAGATTTCGTTGTTATATTTGTAGGATTTATAAATAATATTGCTAGAGTTTTTGAAACCTTGACAGGTGAACTACTAGAACTTTCCATTTACCATTCCAACCACAAGTCTAAGACTAATAAAGCGTGGGAAGATATGGTCACAGATTTAGAAACATTAGAGGAGGACAAGTGACGACTGCACCAATGAATCCACTCGCTGGTCCCGCAGGTCCAGGAAAATATTCCACACGCACTGATAACCTAGAAATGGGTTCTACATCCTATGGTGAAGGCAAGGAAACAGCAGAAATTATGTCTGGCGCAAAACTTGCCAAAACTGGTGGTGTAAAGATTTCTGAGTCACCTACAGTTCCACGAGCACAGGCACCAGTTACTGGTTTGTACGACCCAACACAGCGCCCTGATGAGCCAATTACTCAAGGAGTAGACATAGGCGCAGGAGCAGGATCTGAAGCGCTTGCAATGCGCCAACCAGATGATAATAATTTTAGAGCAGCCATTAGTTCTTATAAGCCAGTATTGAATTTTATTTCAGATCAGCCAAATACCTCTCCAGAAACACGAGCAGCTATTAGGCAGTTATTTGATAGTTTATGAGTATTTGGAACAGAATTGGTGACATTGCCTCAACGGTAGGTAAAACAGCAGCAAACCCAGTAACTAATGTTGCTAAATTTGTTGGCGAACTTGCAGGTGGTGTTGGCAGTACAGCACGTTTTGCTTGGGATGTAGGAACTGCCCCTTGGAATGACGCAGAAGAATACAACGGTTTTATTCAACCATTCAAAACTGCTGCAGAAACAGAAGGCAAAGATATAATCAAGCCTTTAGCATCTGCTGCTGGCGCTATTATGAAAGTACCTGGTGTACAACCAGCACTTGAGCGTATTGGTTATATCAATCAAGAATATATCCGTGAACCTCTTACAACATTTCAATTAGCGCAAGGTGAAGTCAACAAAAGATTAGCTTCTGGCGATGTTCTTGGAGCAGCAACTGGTTTTTTTGAACCTAATGTTTGGAAAAAAGCATACACCGGAGCACAAGATATATCTTTTGGTCAGGCTTATGTAGGTGCATTTCGTTCTACTTATGACCCAAAGTTCAATATCTATGATCCAGCACAACGCGAAGCCGCTTTCAATAAAAGCGCGTGGGGCAAAGGCTTATCAGGCGGCTTCGACCTTGCTATTCAGTTAGTTGGAGATGTAACACTTGCTGCTGGTAAAGGTATCAAGGTCCTCAAGGCTAGTGAATTAGGCGTAGGTAAACTAAATAACGCTGATGCTGTTGCAAAAGCAGCCGAAGATATCACTAAAGCACAATTTGGTGTTGACAATCGCTTTACTAAAGTACTTGATGACTTTACTAAGAACGATTCTGTCTACGCACTTAGTCATCCAATGGTAAAGTCATCTTCACAACCAGGATTGCTAGCAAACTTACTCGGTGATTCAGTAGACCGTGACGAAACAGCTCTTATTCTACGCTCTGCACTAGGCGATCCTGCAGCAATGGATGAGTTACGTTTACAACGTGCCTATATTACAGATGCTTTAGAGGCAGCACGTGGCGATTTATCTGCAGTTGATGAATATAAGTTATTTGCAGCACCAGATGGAACAGGAATGATTCCTTTCCTCAACGATAATCCTGCTATTATTGAACAGGCCAAGGCTAACTACGCATCCCTTGCTGAATCAGATAAATATTTTGCTAAAATGATGGGCATTGGTGAAGGTGGCGGCACTCTTACACGCACAACTGGTAAAGGCTTGCAAAAGGCAGAAGATTTTGTAGCAGAATCTCGTTCACTAAAATTTTACGATAAAACTGTAGGAGCTTCTAAGTTGGAAGTATTCCAACCAACTCCATTTCATCGTTTGTACCAAAAGATTTCTTGGGCAGCAGGAGAGCGTCCAGCAGGAATTGTAGATTTCAATGATGCAGATTCATATAGGGAAATTGTAGCCACAATTTCAAGACTTGAAAAGCGTATTGACCTAACTCCTGAACAAAGTCGTGGATTGTTGAATAATTATATTTCAGCAGCAACACCAGAAGCACGATTTATAGCAACTCAAAATCTTGAAGAATCAGCAATGCGAGCACTTGGTAAAAAGTACAATATAGATGAAGAAAAAATGAGTATTATCTATAATGGTTATAGAGGTGCTCGCTTATCTGCTCTTCAATCAATCAAAGATCGTGGCTTTATGGTTGATACCGATGGTTCAATTATCAAAGTTCAACAACTTGAATCACAAAGCGCTGATTTTCTTCCATTGATGGACTTTGACCTAATGGATAGATTACTAAAGCGTAATGCAGGAACTATTGGAGCCTTTGTTGGCAAAGGAAAAGATTTTACATTTCATTATGCAGACATACTCCAAGATGCTTTCAAGGCTGGAGCACTACTTCGTCTTGGTTACACACAACGTAACGCTATAGATTCACAGCTTCGTATTGTATCAGCCCTTGGTGCTATGGTATCTCTTCGTCATCTTGGTCCTGGTCTAAAAAATATTACTAATAATACTATTCGAGTTCCAGCAAGATTAGTTGATAAGTATAATCCGCTAGGAAATACTGCAAAACTTTCTAATATTCAAAATTCAAGCACTAAAGTTATTAGTGAACTACAAGAACTGAAAAGTAAAATTGGTGCAGCAGAAACTAAACTATCTCTTGACCCAAATGATGTAGATTTGCTAGGTGAAGTCAATACCCTCAAACTACTTCAAGAAGAAAAGTTGGCTATCTATAATCACTATGCTGACGCACTCAACAAGTCTAAAAAAGCAAGACCTAAAGATCGCATTGGTACGGGTACATATAAGATAACCACATCTGATGGTGAAATATACGAACTAGATGACGCATTTGGCGGTCCACTAGGAGATATGTTCCGCAAGATTGCATCTTCTGGTAACTCATTTGAGCGTATGGTTGATAGCAATACTGATATGTACACAAGAAACCTAGCATCAAAAGGTATTCAGGCTATTCGCCCTACAGATCCAGCTTACTTTGACCAATGGGCGCAAACCCTTCGTCAACAATTTGGAAACTCTGCTGTAGTCAAGAAAATTGTTCGAGGCGAAACAGTTGATGACATTGCTCGCTGGTTGAAGTCATCACCAGAAGGTCGTGATTTGCGTCGTCGCCTTTCAATACCTTCAGATGAATCTGCTGAGTATGTTACTAAAATTAGTAACTTCTTTGATACCTATTTGCCAGTATCGTCAAACCTTCGTAATAAACTTAGTGATATTACTGCTAATGATTTGAGAACAACTTTCAAAGACCCTACAGATTTGCCTATTATTCACGGTCATTTACTTGAAGAAACCTTTTTCAATGTATCTGATAAGAATATAAAAAAATTTATCAATGGTGCGTTCAAGTTACTTGCTACGCTGCCAGAAGATACTCTGGCACGCAATCCTGTATACATTTATTTTTATCGTCAAGAAGCAGCACGACGTGTAAATATTGTTGCAGGACTCAAGGGAGATAGAATCTCCTTAGAAGACCAAGAAAAGATTATGGCTATAGCACACAGGTCTGCGCTTCGTGAGATGAAGGGCATATTGTTCAATATAGAACGCAAGAGTAATCTTGCAATGGCTATGAAGTACATCAATCCATTCTTTTCTGCACAGGAAAACTCCTACAAGACTTGGATGAAATTTGCTGTAGCAAATCCTGCTATTGTCAATCGTGGTTATATGGTTTGGCAAGCACCAAATGAAGCAGGTTTAGTAACAGATCAAGAAGGCAACATTGTGCCACCAGGTCAAACCTCAGGTAGCGATATTATGTGGTTTAGTCTTCCAAAAGGAATACGACAGGCTATTCCTGGTGCTGAATCATTGAGCAAACTTGGTGTTCCAAAAGCATCATTAGATATTATATTTCAAGGTGGAATGGACGCTCTTTATAATAAAGGCAACCCCAATGTATTTAGCGATATATTTCCAACCGGTCCTTATGTGTCTGTTCCAATAGCAGAAATTACAAAGAACCAACCTAGTACAAGAGAATCTTTGAAATGGTTATTTCCATATGGATATCCAAAAGATGCAGCATCTGGTTTCCTACCAGCGTGGGTACAAAAACTTCAAACTCGTATTGAAGGTCAAAGCGACCCGCAGTTTGCTCGCAGTTATCAACTTATTTGGAACACAGAACAAATGCGTGCTAAGCGCAATGGGCGTGAACCAGTAAGCCCAGATAAAATCCTTAGGATGACGAAAGATTATTGGAATATGCGTTTTATGGCAAACCTTACTATGCCATTTGCTCCACGCTTTGATAGCCCTTACAAGTATTATCTTGATAAATCCCGTGAGTACAAACGTATTTACGGTATTGACGCAGATGCTAAATTCCTTGATGACTTTCCAGAGTTCTTTTCATTTTCATCAAGTCTTTCAAAGAACACAACAGGTGTCCAGTCTTCAATTGCAGCTACAAAGAATATCAATAAGTACAGTGACCTTATTGGTCAAGTAGTCAATATTGATCCTAAGTTAGTTGGCTTGATTGTCAATGACCCATCTGGATACGACTTTTCACAATCTGCTTATGACTACCTTTATAAAAAACGTGTCTCAGCAGATTCTCCAGATAGATTCCTTTCATCTCAAAGTCCTGCTGAAGCCCAGAAGAAGACTGATGCTGAAAAGGGTTGGATTCAATATAACAAGTTTGCAGACTTATTAGATAATGAGTTAGCAGCACGTGGTCTTACATCTATTCAACAAACTGGTGCAGAAGATTTGGCTATTATCAAGTCTGCATTTATCAATAAACTTGCTGTTCAAACAGATGCTGAGGGCAAGCCTATTTTCAATGAAAAGACAGGTGAGTACGAGCGTACCGCTTGGTATGACGATTACCTAGATTCAGATGGCTCTAAGACAAACCGCATTATTGCAGGTCTTGGAAAGATTCTTAGTGATTCTAAATTTGTAGAAAATAACAAGAACAACACAACTTGGAAATCTATTGACAGATATCTTGAGTTTAGAAAGATTCTTGCAAAAGAACTTCTATCCAGAGAAGCCAAGTCAATAACAGCAAAGTCAAATGCTGACTTGAAAATTATCTATGATGGTTTTGTGAATAAACTAAAACAGGATGATAAACTAGGATTCTCCTATGTATATGAAAGATTCTTGTCGCAAGATTTAGTAGTAGACAAACAACTTACTCAAAAGGGAGATAAATAATGGACTTTTATGATGCTCTCGTAAAAGCCGGTCTTATGGATCAGGCTACTGCAGATGCAGCACGTGCTGCTGCAGCCAAATCTAAAGTCTCAGAAAAGCCTAAAGTTCCACCAAAGTCTGGAACATTTACACGTACTTATTCAAGCAACAATGTACCTGCTCCATCTTCTATCAAAGAAACAGTCAACAAGATATTCCAAAGATATTATGGACGAGATGCTTCCCAGACAGAACTTGCTACTTGGTCGCCACAGATTCTTGCTAAGTATAAATCAAAGTCTGGTGCCTCTAAGAGCACAGTCAAAGAAATATACAAAAATGGAAGATTGATTGACACTCAGTATCTCACTGCAGACAATGAAGACCCATCAATATTTCTTGAAGAAAAGATAAAGAATCAGCTAGTTACTGGTACACAAGAGATAAATGCTCTCAATATCCCAGAAGGTCCTTCAGGTAAATACTTTGTAGGTATCAAGAACCTTGCAGCCTCAAATGGACTTATGATATCTGATAGCGCAGCAACTTCATATGCCAACGGAATCGTATCTGGCAAGATGGATGAAAATACTGTCTACAACACACTTCGTGAGTCAGCAGCAAATGCCTTTCCTTCACTAGGCGATAAGATAAAAGCTGGTATTGACCTCAAGACTTTGGCAGATCCTTATATCCAATCAATGAGCAACATCCTTGAAGTACCAGATACTGCTATTGATTTGTTTGACCCAAAGATTCGTGGCGCTCTATCCTTTACTTTACCTGATGGTAAAGTTGGAACTAAGTCAATCTATGACTTTGAAAAAGAACTACGTCAGGACCCACGTTGGCAGTATACAAACAATGCACGTCAGCAAGCATCTAGTGTTGCTGCAACAGTGCTCAAAGACTTCGGATTTATGGGGTAATGATGGCTATCGCAGATGATTTGAAAGCAGCACAAGCAAAGGCTACTAAAAAACCTACTCAAAAGATGACAACTCCTGGTGATATAGCCGCAGCAAGCGAAGCAAAAGCACCTACTGCACCAACACGAATATTAGATTACGCAACAGCAATTGGTAGCGGTAGAAGTATGGGAGATACTCAATCTTCGACACCTGTTGGTGAAACAGGTGGCGATGGTGGTATAGATCCAAGCGTTCAGGCTTACATTGATTCACTCAAAGAAAAATCAAAAGCAGATGCTGATGCACTTGCAGCACAAATAGCAGGCGAAAGAGTTAGTGCTTTCAATATTCTAAAAACTGAATTTGACCAATTTGGTCTAGGTTCTTTAGTAGATGGAATCAAAGGACTGCTAACTGATGGAACTCCGTCTTCAGAGTTTGCTCTCAAGTTACGTCAAACGCCTCAATATCAGGCTCGCTTCTCAGCTAACGCTGATAGAATCAAAGCAGGTTTAGCGGCCCTTAGTCCTGCAGAATATGTAGCACTAGAAGACCAGTACCAAAATGTTATGCGTAACTACGGACTTCCCGCATCTTATTATTCTGAAAGCGTTGACCCAATAACTGGTATCAAAAAGCAATCTGGTTTTGATAAACTTCTTGCTAGTGATGTATCAGCAAGTGAACTTGAAGGACGCATTAGCACAGCACAACAACGTGTTATCAATGCTAATCCAGAAGTAAGCGCAGCACTCAAGCAATTCTATCCTGATATTACTAATGGCGATATATTAGCCTACACACTTGATTCTAAAAATGCCCTTGAAAACATCAAACGCAAGGTAACTGCTGCTGAAATTGGTGGCGCTGCTATGACTCCAAAGGATGCTATGGGTAGACAAATATTGACTACTTCACAAGAGCGTGCAATGCAACTTGCTGGTTATGGTGTAAATAAAGCACAAGCAACAGAAGCCTACAGCGCTATTGGCGCTGGTCTACAACGTGGTTCAGAACTTGCATCTATTTATGGTGAATCACCATATACGCAGACAACAGCAGAAGAAGAATTATTCAAACTTTCAGGACAAACTGAAGCACAAAAGCAACGCAAAAAAGTTACCGGACTTGAGAAGGCTGCCTTTAGCGGTCAAACAGGATTATCCGGTGGAGCGTTAGCAAGGGACCGCGCAGGCGGTTACTAAATAAAAAGCCTACCACTAGAACAACTGGCCTAGTGGAGCGATACCAAGTCCAGGAGTCAGAGCCATATCCAATCCCCATTGGAATATGAGGCTGGCGAAATCAACCAACTGATAGGGAGAAGAAACACTATGTCCAATTATGACTACGAGGATGACGACGATATCACAACAGATGATACGCCTAGCAATGACCTTGTAAAGCAATTACGTAAAGCCAATAAGCAAAAGGAAAAAGAACTGGCGGATCTCAAAAGCCAGTTTGACAGCCTTAGCAAAGGGCAACGCGAAAGAACAATCAAGGATGCTCTCGCAAGTCGCGGAGTAAATCAGAAGATCGCTTCTTTTATTCCATCGGACATTGACCCAACTGAAGAGTCGGTGTCTAAATGGCTCGAAGAATATTCCGATGTATTCGGAATTGACCTCGGGCAAAGCCAGGCAACACCTAATGTAAATCCAGCCGACGCTGCTGCGTATAAGAGAATGACAAATACTGCAGATTCTGGTGCTTCACCAGAACATAACGCAGACATTATGCAACGTCTACTCAATACAAATAGCAAAGAAGAACTGGATGAACTAATTAGGCAGTCTGGTTTATAACCCCCTCCTACTAACGAAAGGCTAGACCTAAATGGCTATCCCAACAGGTACCCCTACCTCTAGCTCGACGATCAGCGCACTTGTAACTGCAGCATACGACCAGTATGTAAGAATGGCACTTCGTTCCATTCCAGTTATGCGTAACCTTGCTGACGTCAAGCCAGTGCAACAGGCAATGCCAGGTTCGTCAGTTGTGTTCTCTATCTATTCAGATTTGGCACAAGCCACTTCAACATTGACAGAAACATCTGATGTATCTTCCATTGCTCTCGGTAACCCTTCACAGGTTACAGTAACTCTGAACGAATACGGTTCAGCAGTAACAACAACAAAGAAGTTGAACCTAACTTCATTCAACGATGTTGATTCAGCACTTGCTGACATCATCGCTTACAACGCAGCAGATTCAATTGACAACGTAGTTGGTCAGGTCCTCTCAGCAGGAACTAACGCCATCTACTCAGCAGGTCCTTCAGGATCTGCACCAACTGCATCTTCTGGAGTTCTACCAGTAGACACAATCTCAGTTGCGGATATCCGTAACGCTGTTGTATCACTACGCACAAACAAGGC